GCGTCTTTAAATGTGGCGTATGCCACCATAAAACCGTTGTTGTCGTTGTTAAAAACATAGTTGCAGTAGTCTGTGGCTTGCTGGGCGCTGTCTACATCCTCTGGACCGCGAGGCACAAACTCCACCGTGTTCTCGGTAGAGAAAAATACCTTCATCAACGACGGCAGCATGGCAGACACGGTGTCACGCACCTCCATCGCCACGACTTGCGAGCGACCCTCTTCCTCGTTACCGAATGGATCGCCCCTGTAATACTCAGTACCGCGAGCGCGGATAGGACTCAAGTCAGAGTCGATATAGCTCACAGCGTCTGTGATCTCTTGACCCATGATCGCTTCTAAGTCGGTGTCTGTCATGGGGGTAAGCGTCGGGTCAACCTGTGACGCGATGTCTGTGCTCAATCCCAGCTCATTGGTAATGTTCATTTTTTGCCTTTAGTCAATACGACAAACATGGAGTCCACAGCTCGCGGAGTCCTCAGTAATTCTTCTTCTGTCAATTTTAGGTCTTGTGCGATGGGATTTAACCTAAATTCCAAGTGCGTCATGTAAAACCGATCTTCCCACCCAAGATACCAATGCCAGTCGGTGTAATAAAGCCACGACTTTTCGTTGAATGCTCTCAGGTGAGTGGGGTCTTGCCAAGCGCCATAGCTCAAGTCATACGGCACATGGATACGCATCTCGCCACCAGCTTTCAGTAACTTCTTGCAGCTCGTCATTGCACCGACCAAATCAGGTAGATGTTCGAGTACATCATTCGCCAAGATCATGTCAAACATTCCCTCTTTGACATCGAAGTCGCCAAGCCTTGTGGAAATCGTGTCGCCCCAAGGCACATTGCAGATGTCGAGTAACCAGTCGTGCTTGACGCGCAGTTGTATATCTGCGTTGATGCAGTCCTCTCGAAAGTCCTTACCAGAGCCTAAGTTAAGTACCAAAGAAGTGTTTGACATACTGGGGGCGGTGCTCCTTGACCCAAGGCACAGACGCTGCAACTAATTGCTTCGAGTCGTCGCCCGTGGTCTGGCTACCGATGTGATGGACATAGGCGCTTGAGACAAAGTGCTCGTAGCCCTGATTGCTGAGGTCTGCGCAGCTCACATCGTCAGAAAACCAGTTGATAGGGGGAAATCTGCCGTGATGCCATGCGTCTCTAGAGATGTACGCAAAGATCGGTGCGATGCTGTTGGCGTGGCGAATGAACTGCTCCGACTTGAATCTGCACATCTCTAGGTGATCACCGTCTGGGTTGTAGCGAATGTTTTGAGCTGGTCTCACATAGTCACTTCTTGCACCCACCCAGCCGACATTGACTTCCAGCTCGCGGATCACCTCCACATCTTCCAATAGGCGCTGGTAGGAGTTCGGTGTTAGGACTACATCGTCATTGCAGACGATGCAAGCCTGTGCGTACTTCAATGCGTCGTCGATTACTTCGTTGTAATCGTCGCCAAAGTTACGGGGTTCACCAAAGATTAGCCTTGCGTTCTTGTAGCCAGAGACGACTCTCTCTGTTCCACGCAAGTAAACAAACGCCTCTGGCGCGTATTGCTTGATGGACTCAAGCAGTACAGGCAACCCCTTGCCGTTGACCGTCGATATGCAAATTGGGATCACTTCTTAGCCTTATTCCTTGCGGATATGGCTTTGGCTTTTGCCTTCGCATCTGCCTTGCTAGACGCACCCCATGCGTTGAGACTCAAGAGAAGACGGGTCTTTTCACCGTCCTTGTACTCAGCTCCAGCATTGCCCGCCATACGCGCAAGAAAGCTTGCACGCCTTGGGTTGTCTCCAGACTTGACGGGTGCTTTGAGGTTCATGCCTTCGGCTTTCGCGGAGGCACGACCTTTAGCGTTCAAGCCACCAGTTGGTGACTTGCCCTCTTTCCTCTGCCAAGCTGAACTCACTTCTTAGCCTTCGGCTTCTTGGCGGTCTTGGCAGCAGCTCTAAAGTCGGCAGCACTTGGAGCTGCCTTAGAGCCGACCTTGTTCATCTTCTCGCCAGAGCCAGCAGCGATGCGTGCTCTCTTTGCGCGAATATTCTCGTAGAGTCCAGTCTTCATGGATCAATCCTTGCCTTCGATGTTGATCGTTATCAATGACTCCGAGCCGTCTTCACCGTCGCCCATGTCTTCACCGTCGCCAGAGTCGCCTTCGCCCTTGTTTGGACCACCAACAACCCAAGCATCACAGGTTCTAGACGCTGCGCACTTGAAGTCGAATATCTCGCAGTAGCCGAGATCAGCGAGTTTGATAGTTCCCCACGGGTCAGCCTCGTTGCCGATACCGTCAGCAATGCATTGCTTGATGGTGTCAGAGACATTGAACGCTGCGCAGTTTCCGCAACGAGATTGTTTTGCGTCGTCTACCGAGACATCCCAAGTGTCAGCCTTGCGCTGCCAAAACGGGGTGTTAGGAAGTGCTGGATTCTCAGGACCGTACTTCGCAGTCGTGATCGCCTTGGCGCGGTTTTTCAGATTCAGAGTGATGTCTTGCGTGGGAAGTGGACAGTTTGATGTGTCGCTGTCGGACATCATCTGATCCATTGCGCCTTGTAAGCTCTTGGGGTATGAGGTTGCCATTTACATCTTTCCTTTTTTCTGCTTCACGCCAGCAGAGGACAGGGCAATAGCCAAGGCTTGCTTCGGATTCTTGACGACTGGTCCAGTCTTCGATCCGCTATGCATCTTGCCTGCCTTGAATTCGTTGTAAACCTTAGAGATTTTTTTCTCTGTCTTCGTCTTCTTCATCATGGCAATTTCCTCCTAAAAATGTTGGTATCCGAATTATGCAACCCTTGACAGGTTTCTTTTCAACGGTTGCGACCACTTCTGACTCGTATTCGCACCAAACATGGAGACGGCAGCGTCACTCGCAAAGGTCAAGACAAACGAGTCAGCCTTGTCGGGGGACTTCAAGCCACGCTTTCTAATGTCGTCCTTGCCCTCGACCTGCATTTTCCCCGCGCTGCTAAAGAAGTACCTGACGGTAGCCAGTTCAGCCACCAGCTCCTCGTCCGCAGGGATACGACAGTCACGCGCCTCAAACCATGCCTTTGCCTTGTACCAAAGCTCTGCGCGTAAGTTCCTGTAAGTCGTACCCATCGCGGGGGACTCTGAGACATTGATGCCTCTAGCGGGAAGTCCCAGTTCTCTGAGACGGTCTACTACGCCAGCGCCAAGACCAATGCTGTCCACCATGATCTCATGCGGTCTCTGGCTTGGCGGTAATGCTTCCCACTCTGCGACGACTGCGCCTGTGAGCTGCATCAGGTCAAGGTTTTTCCAAATCTTCGTGGGTTCGATCAAAGCGTTGCCCTGTCTCTTCGAGAGTGCAGACCTGTCGCCACCAAAGCGTGCGACATCCAGACCCCAGATCAGCTTGGCGTGCTGAGATGTCTCGACATCACGGTGCTTGGCGAGTTCTAACAGTTCCATCGGGATGATGGTGTCATCATCTGACCTTGGAAACTCGCCCAGTACGCGGATGCGGTATGCGTTGGACTCTTCCCCGTACCTCGACTTCATCTCTTCGACATAGGCATCGCTGACCCTTGGCGAGTCTTTGCAGCTCACCTTCATCGTCACCCAGTCATTTGCTAGTCGGTTCTGGGTGTCATAGAAGAACCCGCTAGAGCGTACTGGGTTGCCCAGCAGAAGGGTCACGGCATTGTGTCCAGACATAGACCCCGCAGCAGCCTCAAAGACAGCCTCTGGGATACCCGATGCCTCGTCAGCCACCAGCATCACATTCTCGCTGTGGACACCTTGCAGGGCTTCGGGCTGCTCTGCCCTCGATGTCCTTGCGGAGACAAAAGCCTCTGTCGCTGCCTCCTTGACCTCGATCCTGTCCTGCTTGACCTCCAACATATCCCTCAAGGTCTCAGGCAGTTCCTTCACCCAGCGCTTTAGTTCCGCAAAGAGCGCGTCGTATAGCTGGCTGGATGTGGGTGCTGTTACCACCACCTTGACGGGGTATCTGAGCAGTAAGTACCAGATGATCGCCCAGCTCGCTGCTGTGGACTTTCCCACGCCATGCCCTGATCTGACCGATATTCTGCGGTTGCCCTTTGCTATGTGCGTGAGAAATGTCTCTTGCCAAGTGTCGGGATTGGCTTTTAAGACTTCCTTCACGAATAGGACTGGATTGTTTTTGTAGCGTATGGTGAACGCAACAAAGGGATTCTTGCTGAGTTCGTCTTGTTGCTTGTCGTGGATGCGGTCTATCTTTGCCACAACCTGCGGGTGTAGTTTCTTTTGTACTGGTGCAGTTGATTCTGTCGTCATGGGGGAATTGTGCCTTGATTTTTTTTATTTTTTTAGGGATGAGTGGGGGTGTGGGGAGGGGTAGTGGGGGGGGTGTTAAGTCGGTAACTGTCGGGGTGCAGTTTCAGCGCCACCCGTCGCGCCAAGCGAAGGGGGGGTAAACCCGAATCAGTCAGCAGAAAACAAGCAGAAACGAATACTAATCTCTACACCTACTTTATACTATGTCCATTATGTAAAGTTATTTTGCTGTTATCCACAGGTTTGACAGGTGTTTTGTGCATAACTTCGCCAGTTTCCACGCAACTGTGGACAACTAGGACAACTTCTCGCTGTTTTCTGTGGATATGTCCTCGACCACCTCAATGCGACGCAATGCGTCCAGTCGCATCCCCGACAAGTTGACCTGCACGCTTGGCATCTTGTTTTGAGCGTATGAGGCAGGATTCCAGCGCTCTGCTACCCATTGCCTCGTCTGGACGCGCAGACGCGCCTTGTTGACCTCCTCGATGTCTGTATCGTCGGCAATCTCGATCATCTGTCCTACGATATGATCTGCTGCTCGCGCACGCACGCGAGACAAGAAGCCTTCTTGCGCTGGTGAGTCCATCCATTCGGTCAGCGCCTTCTTGCTGACACCGAGCGCCACACATATCCTCGTCTCGCTCATTCCCGCCTCAAACATATTCGTTATCTGCTCAATCGGCAGCGTGTTAAGCAACGCAATGTCGTGAACCTTCTTTTTGTTTCCAGCCATCTAAATCTCCTCCAAAGCCCTGTTAGCCGTATTTTTACGCATCTTGCTGGTATCGAATACCTTTGGCAACGACGAAGCCTCCAGTTCGTCAGACTTCATATCATCGAGTCCCGTCGCACCGCCAAGTGGAAACTCTTTCGCGTCCTTGTCCAGTCTGACCATTGCTGCGCAAGGCATCAGCGCCTTGATCTTCATCGTGTCCTTGATGACTGGTGACTCCATGATCAACTCCAGCTCTTCCATCGTCCAGATGTGTCTGTTCTGGACATCGGGTCTGAACTGCTGATACAGCGTTGCGTCGTGATGTGTACCAACGACCACCATCACCGACCCGTCTTGCATCTCATGCTCAACTGCAACTATCGCTGGCATCTCAGGCACACCGTTCTCGACCGCCCAAGTCTCTAGCGCTGCATAAGCCTTGACCATGCCACCAACCGCACGATCGAGCTTCACCTCATCTCTGGACACCGAAGCCTCAAAGACTCTCTCAGCCTGTCGCCACACCTTGATCCGAAACTCAGAGTCCACCAACTCGATCAAACGATTGATACCCCAACGCTTTTCGTGCTCCCTTTTCACCACAGACAGCTCAACTAACCTCGAATTCATAAATACCTCAAAAGTATTCATCGGGAATTCTGGCTGTTTTAGACCACCAAGTGCTTTACTCAAACTCTTTTTAACCATCACAACTCCAATTTTAAAAATTACCAACTCGCTCATTGCAACGATAGATAGATGGGTGTATTACATACACACCATCTCCATTCATCTATCGTTTTTGCATAGATAAATGGTGTTTTGTCATCTATCCATTCGTCTATCCATTCGTCTATCGTCTATCGTTATTTAACCAACGAATGCACATTAGAAACTGGCGTATCAATAGCCTCAACTTCGCCAAACACCGCCCAGCACCACTCATCCTTTATTACTACTTTCTTTAAATTCTGCAAGTCTCTTTTTGACTTCCACCAGTTCGTATTAAAGGTTGCTTGGAGTATGTCGCTGCCACTTCTTGACTTAAATTCGTCCCGCCACTTGTCCAACTTCACGCACTTGTTGCGCATCCCAGCGATGGTCTGCATCTCGCCATGAACCTTGATTGCGTCATGCAGACAGGTCAACGCGAGCTGCTGGACAGGACCATTCCCCTTGCGATCCAGACCGTCCTTGTTCTTTTCTTTTGTGGCTTTCTGCGTTGTGTCCATCTCTTCGTCTACCTCAACCGCCAGACTGGATGTCTCTTCGCCCTGCGCAATGTTTAAGCTGCTGGAGCTGACCTCGACCATCTTGAACCCGATGCGCTGCCCGTCTTCCCCGTCCTTTTGCTTGCTGATGTGCAGTATTCCCTTTGGCGGTTGAGCGCCTTCGATCCTGATGATCTCCAGCTCGGTGTCGACAGCGCCTAGTAAT